GTATCTTCTGTATATCCTAACAACCTTGTCTGTAAACATTGTTTTAGCATCTGAACCTGTTTTTGATAGCAGACCAAAATTAGATTCATACGTTTGTGTTGCTTGATTAACCATCTCAGCACTAGCCATATACGAGAATCCAGAACGTCTATTTTTAAGAAAGCACATACCCATACTGTCAGGGTCAAGCTTACATGCTTCCCAGAATAAAAAGAACTTTCTGTTAGCGTCTCTATAATCAGGATAACCAACATCTATATTAGACCACTGTATAAACATGTAATGACTACCTGTTATGTAAGTGGGTTCTCCATTGTTCATAAACCAGAGACCATTTATTCTCCTTTCAAATTCTTGTTCTATGTAATCGTAGTAATCGTTTGCTGTTTCCCTAGTTAGATTTTTAGGCATATCTTCCCTAATCCACCTTTGCTCTGCCTTTTTCTTTTCTGAGAATAGTATGTCTCTTTTCCTAGGTTTTTTAGGTAGTTGTATTTTTAATCCCTGAATCTCTATTATGTCTCCTAAACTTTTTGAGTTTAGCACTATTGTTTTTGACATTCATTATCTTTTTGCAAACTTTTCTGCAAGACCCTTTTCAAAGTCTTTTTCCTCTTTTATGTTACCCTCCTCTATCTGATTTTCTAATTTAGATATACCTATAAGTATTTCTTGTGCATCTAAAAAACATTCTTTTTTTGCTTTTATGGCATTTCTTCTTTTTTCGTCAGATAATTCAGGGTCAAGTGGTGTTCTTATATCTTCTATAAGTATAGCTACTGCTTCTTTGGAAGAGTCTATAAGGTCTTGCAAAGTTCTTTTAACATATGATTTATTACTTTCCTTCATCATTAACTGTGGCTAATATATCTTCGTTTCTCATTCTTAATAATTTTTCACCCTCTATAGTCATCTCATACTCAGAGTTTTCTGAAAACACAACTTCATCGCCCTCAACCACACCTTGGTCTTTCATCCAATCATTCATATAAACTATATTGCCATAAAGAGTAATATCTTCTACATCAGGTTTAAAATATATACCTGAAGCAGTTTTTATATCATCTTCAGATTCAGTTTTTTGTTTTACGAAGTTCCAATGATGCAGCATCTTTAACTCTCCATCTCTAACTCTGGCATATATTTGTTGCCAGTGTACTTTATATATGTTTTCTTTTTCTATCCACTCTATCAATCACTTTTATAGTCTTGATAAGATTCAGTTGTATGTTTTTTATCTATAGTTACAGCACCCTTGGAGCCAGTAATTAAATGATGAAAATATATTTTATCACCTTTCTTTACATCGAAATCTAAACCTTTTGGTAACCAGCCTGGTTCCTCGTAAACAACACCATACTGTCTGGCTAATTTGTATGGGTCAAACTTAATATCCATTATAAGCTCTTTACCATTGATTTCAAAAGTGTCATTGTAGGGTTTCTCTACCTCTACTAAAAAATAATTTTTTGGTATCTGCATATTAATTAACTTGATATTCTTCTGTATAATCTAAATTGTATTCTATTCCTGTTAAGTCAAAAAATGACTTCCAAAGCTCTGACTCTTCTTTACCTTCCATCTTTATAAAAACATTAAACTTTAACATTTTATATCTTATAAAGTACATGTCGTCCTGCACTATTGCTGTTATCTTTGCTTGTCCCCTCATTATGGGTTGACCAACAACATAGGTGATGCCATCTTTTATATCTCCTACAACTATTTTTCTTATTAGTCCATTTATTAGTTCCATTATGCTTTAATTTTTTTGTTGTTATTAAATAGGTTGTACATATGTATTTTAGCTAAAACCTCTTTTTGTTCATCTACGTCAGACATTGTTATATTATTTGGATTCTCAAATATTTTGTCCTCTATTATTTGTAATAAAGTTTCAGAAGCTAAATCATTTTGTATATTATGAACTACCTCAGCATTTAAACTATTCAAGTCTTTAGCCATTTCTAAAAAACAAAATGCAAACCTAAGCTTTGACTGTTCCCTTAATGAGTCTAGTTCTCTAACTATTTTATCTAATTTATTTCTAACTTTCTTCGTCATCGTCATATTCATCAATATTCTGGTAATGAACTTTTAAATCTTTTTCAGTGGACAATATTGTACCACTAATATTACAGTATCCCCCATCCTTAATAGTTTCTAGCTTACTATCATATTCTTCACGCTTATCCTTATATAAAGCTACTTTTAGTAATATAAGATATCCTATTAAGTCAGAAATAGTATCTTCTGTTTTATCGTTAATACCTTTATTTTGTATACGCATAAGCTTATCGTCTATACGTGCACATAAAGAATCTATTGGTGAACCTGATGAAAATACGTTTGATGGATTGGTGGCACTGTCTCCATATGCCCTGTTTTTTTCTATTAAAAGGTCTTTCATCTTATCTGTGACCTTTATTATTAAGTCTTCTGTTGTCATATATATTAAATTAAATTTCTATAAATATACAAAAAAAAAGGCTACAAAAAGTAGCCTATTTTAAAAGTTACTAACAAAGTTATACAGTGGCAACTAGAATTTCTAAGTCACAAGATGAAGAGTTTGCGTCTGCCTTGATAGCTGTTAAATCTTCTAATGTTGAACCACTTATGTCAGCATAATCAACAACACCTGTTGAGCTAGAGCTTATAATCATATAACTAGCTCCAGGGTCTAATCTTACTGTGAAGTCAGTAGATGTATCACCTTCTATGTTTAAAAGAACATAATTACTAGCATCTAAATTAGTTATTCTTATATATCGAACATCACCCTCTATAAATGTTCCTGCACCATAGGCAGTTCCAAATGATATTATAGTGGTGTCTGTTGTTGTAGCAGTAACAACTCTTCTAGAAACTTCGTTAATACCAGTTATAGTTAATTCTTTTGTGCCACCATACTGATGTCCTTGTAACTCTATGTCTTCAGTTATTTTTATTGATAAATCTGCCATGTTATTATGTTGTTGTTATTTTTCTACTTATTTTTTGATAACCAACTAGTAAATTTCTTACTGTGGCATTTGTATGTTTTTGCAAACTTATAAAAGGTATTAAAGCTACACTTGAAGCTAGTTGTGCACCTATAGTCGTGCTGCTAGCTGCTGCCCTACCATTAATATGTATATCTGCGTCATCAGCTAAACTTTGAGTTGACGAAGCAGTTATGGTTACACTTGTTGCAGAGCTAACTGCTGTTACTGTTCCAAGAACAGTTCCAGAAGAATTTTGTAAAACATCACCAACAAGTATTTGTGTTGTGGCATCTGTGCCATCTACAGTAATAACATGTGACTGTCCTCCAACAAGAGACACAGCACCATTTACATTAACACCAGTGTCACCCACTCCTGATATAATTGACAGCCCAAGCTGAGAGCCATTAATAAACACTGCAGGCTTTCTGTTTTCATCGATATCTATTTTTAGATGATAATTTGTTGAGGCTTCAACTACTAATCCAAGGTTGGTTACATAGTCTGTGCCACCATTGCTATAAGCAAAATGCCATGTAGTTGGCGTACCAGCATTACTTAGTATCCCACTACTTGTGTCGAAAAAGAAATAAGCCTGGTCATTGTCTGTTGCAATAACCTTGGTACTAGTTAATTTTAAACCTGCATGTATTGAAGAATCAGTTATTACATCGTCTGTTTGTACTAAGCACTCCCATGATGTTTCTGTGTCTGTCCTAAATTCTATAGCTTTCCATGGTGATATAGCTATAGAGTTATACGTGTCATCATGTGGCTCTATTACAACAGTGTTACTTGATAAATCTCCTTTTGTTGTTGCTCTAAGAAGACCCTTTGCTACATGATAACCTATGTTATTATCTATATGTCCACTTCCTGAAGACATAAAGTTTGTGCTTGCTCCCCTAGACAACTCAGTGTCATAAGTGCCATCCACAGAAGCTGCTAATCGTGGTATTTTTTCAAAATAATCTTCAAGCTTATATCTATCTAAAGAATCCTCTCCTGATAGAGATGTTATGCTTCCAGTAGCTGTTATATTTCCTGAAACGTGCAGGTGAGATGTTGGATTAGTTATTCCAATACCTACATAACCCAGACTATTTACTCTAACCTTTTCAGATAGTGTGCCATTTTCACAGGTTTCTAGAGTTAGGTATGTGTCCTGAGTAGAGCTTGTTGAGGTAAAGTCAGTTTCTGTACCAACTGATATTCTACCAGCCCTAACTGCAGCAGGCGTA